TTCTTCTAGCTTTCTATGGTGCTCTGCTGGGTGATACGGTGTGGCTCTCATCTCTTGAAACCGAGATGAATCCTACGGCGGTCCGGGACAAGCAACCTGAATTCTTGTCAATGACTTCGGCGCTCCTGACGTTCCTGCTCAAGAACAAGCGCCTGGAGACGAAGGTCGAGACGCCCTTCGCGCACATGACAAAGACCGATATCATTCAAGAAGGTCTGTCTCGATGGGGTGCTACGGAGCAGGAGCTTAAGACCACTGTCAGTTGTTATCATGAAGTGCATCAACACTGTGGGCAGTGCAGTACATGCTTCAAGCGTTGGATCGCGATGACTAACAATGGGATCAAGGAAGAGTATGTGTCCCCTCCGTGGAACAACAAATACGCACAAGACATTTTGCCTCAGATGCGGGCCGCTGCTGTAGGCATCAAGTACGACAGCCCCAAACATAGAGCAGCCCTTAAGATGACAAGATTCTCTATGGACCGTATGATTGAGACACACAATGCTTTGGTCACCAATGCCTTACAAGGCATCTTTTCCCAGGAAGACTCGGTAATTCTTAGAGCCTCATTCGAGTAATCGAACCCCCAGTAGCTGCTCTCAATAACCCTCAAAGGCACCTCATTGTAGGTGCCAACCTTTTGTCTAAACCCCGCCTGGCCGTTCTGGCCCACCCGCTAGGTTCTCTGGCGGCAAATTCCATACCCGCGCATTTCTGTCCCGCCCTTTTATCTGCTTTCGGCCCGCCACTATCCAAACGTCCCGACCTTTTAGCGCTAGGTGCTTGCACTCCCAACTCTACAGAACTGCAGATACTAGTTTTATTTTGTCGTTATGACACACCCTTTCTCTTTAACATCGGAGATCTAGATTCCATGAAAGGTAAACCCGATCTTGTCAAGGCACGCCGCATCAAAGAGGCTGCCAAGAAAGTCGGCAGTGTGTATGTGGTGGCGACCCGCAACCTTAAGCTTCCGCAGGAAGAGAACGCGAGTGCACACCTGGCGGGGTATCCCTTAGCGGAATACTCTTGCAAGGAGTGCGCAACCGTTTTCCATGCCAATGCCGGTATGAACGCGCATTGCATTACTTGTGGAAGCTCCAAAACAGTTTGCTCCCACAAGAGCGAGACTGCTAAGGCCAAGGGCGTTAAGCTACATGCAGACGCTGACCTTGCTACCTATGAATGCGCTTCTTGTGCGACCTTGAATGTCATGCACTCGGCTGTTGAGGTCGCGGCAAATAAATCGCTTCACTGTGTGACGTGCGGTCACAAAAACATTTTCGTTTCTAAGGCAACGGCAGAACTCGATGCACCTGCAGGTGATGAGTTAGATGACCTCGAACTCGTAGACACCAGTGATGATGTTGTTTCTGAACTAGAGGACTTGCCTTTGATAGATGAACCCGTAGGGGACGACGACAGTGAGATGCCGATTGCGGATGCAGATGAAATGCCGCCTCCGGAGTCGAATCAACCTTCTGTTACTCTGAGTCCGCCTGTGGATCCTCCGATGGAGGACGACTTTACTTCAGTTGAGTATTCTGAAGAAGACGACATCCTGGATTCCTCGGAAGACATGATGGATGTAGACCTCATGGATTCTGCGGAGGATGTTCCTCTTGAGGAACTGTCTCTTGTATGGATTAGAGATAAGCTAGCTATCGCGACCGCAAACCAGATCATTGCGACACTGAGTGAAGCAGACGCAGGTAAAAATGCGGACATCATGCAGACTCAAGAGTTTGCGACCTCGATTGGCTTCTCTATCGAGAAAGAAGGTCTAGCAAAGACGTGCAAGAGCTTTGGTTTCAAGCCCGTGATTGCAAAACTTTCGATCAAGAAACTTGTAGAAGCCAAGGTCAAGGCAGAGATGGCTAGCAAAGCCAAGGAGCTGGACGAAAAGTTGACGGCAGTTGCCGATGACTTCGGTCAAGCTACTGAAATTGCTGCGGCAGGTGTTGTCAAAAACTTCTGGAACAACGTCCAAGATCCTTTGAAAGCCGCGATGATCGCTGAGCTTAGCTCAGTTGGGATTCGTAGCCCTAATAAACTCGTGGACCGAGTTTGGGAAGTAAATGCCAGCAAGCTCCTACGAATCATTATTGATAAGGCTAAGGAGCTGTCTGCAAAATCGGAAACGGCTCGTAATGAATTGGCTGAGATCCTTGATAGCGTTAAGTACGTGCCGACAAAGGTTACTGCTGAGGCCGAGGACGACAGCGATACTGAAGATGAAGAAAAAGAAGATGACGATGAGGACGGCGAAGATACAGTTGAATCTCGCCTGTCTGCCGCAGCTAAGCCCATCAAGACAGACGCGGTGGTAGTAGCCGGCAAATTTGGCGGTGGTCGAAGCGCAATCCGTTCAATCCTGGGCGGTCGCCAGAATCACTTCAACTCCTAACCAACTAAGGAAACGCACATGCTTTACTTTCCGAATGGCCGTGCCTCCATCAGCATCGAGCTGCCTGTAGCTGCAGGCTCTACAATCGCTGCTGAAGGTCAGGCACTAATCTCTGACCTGACTTCCGGTGTCGCAGGTGTTAAGCCCAGCACTGGAGCCTCGACAGACAACTTTATGGGTGTTAGCATCAGCCGCCCCATGACTCTGAACTTCGTAACGAAGGTCGAGGAAGCAGTTCACGGTACGGGCAACACCTATACACTGGCTCGCACGCCTGCGGCAGGCACTCTCAGTGTCTACAACAAGACTGACGGTGCCGTAGTTCCGGCATCGGGCGGCGGTGCTTGGTCTCTGACTGGTAAGGTCGTTACTCTGGATGCCGCTACTCAAGGCGATTTGCTGGAGTACACGTATCGCTATGCACCTACTGTCACTGAAGCCCGTGCAATTCAGGGTGACGTGTGGCCGGGTGGTCCTCCGGGACAAAGCATCAACCAGGTGGGTCTGATCAAGAACGGTATCGTTTATACGGACCAGTTTGACACCACAGTAAACTGGCACGCGTCGAATCCAGTTGTGCGCGTGGCCGCCAACGGCTTGTTCACAGTGGGTGGGTCCGGCGCTATTGTGCCGTGTGCCATCGTCGCGATCCCTAGCGTAAGTCAGCCGTTCCTCGGCCTTGAACTGCGCAACTAATCGTCAACGGACACATAAGGAATTACACATATGAAGCGCAAACTGCCTGTAGTGGCCTCTGAGTATCGTTTTGCAGGTAATGCAGAGCGTGCTATTGGCCTCAACGGTGAACTCAACGCCTCGTCCAAGAAGGACCTGATGCAGCAGCAACTCAAGTTGCTGGCTGCCACGTCCAACGGCGAAGTTGAGACAGCCGAGGTTCGTAGAAAACGTGAAGCCGTTAACAAGCAACTGGTTCAAGCCGCATTCGCTGATAACGAAGCGTTGCGTGAACTGGGTGAGGTGATGGCGGCCGATCTTTACCAGGCTCAAAACCGTCGTGGTTTCTGCCGCAAGTTCCTGGCTCGCCAGGACGTTGTGCAGGGTTCTATCCCGATGGTGAAGCTGCGTAAGAAGGACGTGATTGCCGTCATGTCTACGTCTGCGACGCAAGTCCAGACGCAGGTGATTCGCGATAAGCTGTTCACGCCTCCGGAAATCACGCTGATTGCTCGCCCCTTCATCGAACAACACGAAATCAACACGAGTTCGGGCGACGTACTTCAAGAGAAGTACATGGAAGCCATGGAAGCCATCATGGTGGCAGAAGACCGCCTGTGGTACAACATGGCAAACGAGACAGTGGGTATCGACAACCTGCTGACTGTTATCTCCGGCACGCTGAGCCCCATCACCCTGGCTGAAGTCAGAAACAACGTGGGTCGTTGGAGTCTTCCGATTCCCCACATGCTGATGGCCTCGGATCTGTACAACGACATTATCGGTGATACGGACTTCATTCAGGCTATTGAACCTGTGGCGCGTCACGAACTGATCATGACGGGTGAACTGGCTGTTCTTTACGGTATGGCCATTACATCTGACGCTTATCGCCACCCTGAGCATCGTGTGTTATCGCAAGGTGAGTTCTTCACTATTTCGGACGCAACGACTCACGGTCAGTACAGCGATCGAGGTGGTATCGACACGGAAGTGACGACTACTGCTACTGAGAATGTTGTGGGTCGCGGCTGGGTCATGTCCGAAGCTTTCTCGGCCGTGATTGCCAACACCCGTTCGGTCTCCAAGGGCTACAGAGTCTGAACTTGATTTGGGCCTGGGTCACCGTTAACGGTGACCCAGTGTTTCATTAACTGACCCAAACACAAGGACTAGATCATGGCTGGACTAACTGCATACTCGCGCGCTCTTGATTTTGTCATTGTCGCTATGGCTAAGCTTTCTGAGGGCAAGCCCGTTACTGCTGCAAAGCTTATGCAGAAGGCGACGACATGCAAAGATTATGAGAAAACGATTGCTGCTCTTGATGAGATGAACTCAAAACCTACTCTAGAGCAAGCTTTGTCTGTGGTGGCTAAAGCTGCGGCCAAAAAGGCTAAGGACAAAAAGAAAAAGAAGAAAGCAAAAGCTTCAGCGAACTTGGCCAATAAAGGCGTTCTGACTATTGCAGAGGTTGAGGTCGACGACCTCGGTCTTAGCGAAGAAGACTTGCTTGACTCAGGCGACAGCGATGTTCTGCCTGAGATTGAATCGGACGGTGACGACATGGATCTAGACGACCTCAGTCTTGATGATGAGGACTCTGAGGATCTGGAGCTTGCCGACGGTGACGAAGATCTTGATATGGACACGGATGAAATCCTTTTGGATGACGATACCGTGCTTGATAGCGATGATGCTATTTCTGCTGAAGCTGAGGATTCTGAGTCTGAGGACGACGAAGACGAAGACTCTGAGGACGATACTGAGGTCGATGATGACGAGGAAACTGCAGAAGCTCTAGGCACAGACGCACCTATCAAGCCGGGCAAAGACGGCGCTCCGGCAGTGTCTGACACGGGCGAACGCTCTGATAAGGTGTCGAAAGACGGTCCACCTAAGGTGAATGAAGCTGCTCGCGCTAAACGCATGTTGGCCAATATTCAAATTCTTGAACGACAGGCTTCAGCTATTGCAAAGGCTTCTAAGGTCTCTAAAGTCAAAAAGAAGTGACGGGCAGGCCAACCAATTGGTTGGCCTACCTCTTTGTTTAGGATAGACTATGGACAATAAACTGGCACCAATAGAGGCTTTCGTAAAAGAAGGCTTAGTCCAGCAGTTTAGGCGTGTATTTGCTACTGAGTTGACATTCTCTAATGTGTCAGGTAAAAGGCACTTGGCGCAGAAGAGGTCGCAAGGCAAAATCTTAAAGTATCCGCTAGCATTTGCAGAGCTTCAGTCAGTTAGCCTAGCTACAGATAGACAAAGAGCTACACCTCTTCAACGTAGAGGTCTGATAGGTATGGCTACTACAGATAACGTAGGTACGTATCAGCTTCCACTGATTCCAATGGATTCTACCTACCAAATTCTGTACATTAGCAATGATTTTTCTCAGTTAGAAAAGTTTGCGAAGCTTTGGCTCCAGGCAGCTGCTTGTGGTTTCTTGACCTTTAGTGTCACCTACGGAGTTGCGACACTAGGCGTGAACTTTAATGTTGAACCCACGATCAATTTTCCTCAGCGCGATTCTAATCCAGATGCTATTGAGGAATACGAACTAACGTCAACTCTGACAATCCGGGGCTGGGCCAGCAACGATAAACTGGTGAGTAAGCAGGCTGCTAATAGCATTGAAGTCGATGCTAGACTGGCCGCAGAAAGAGCCCTCTATCAAGAAGACTCTAAAGGGGCAGTCCAAGTTTTCAAGATCACTAAAAAGTGGCCAGAGTCAGGCCCATTCTAGACCAGGAGTAATCAATGACGACAGCAGCCTTAGTCAATGTGTCTGTCTTTATAGCAGACAACAACATTAGACGCAATGTTGCGGACTTTAGGGCCAATGCTCAGTCAGCAGATGGTTCTGTTTCTACTAGAGATGCAAACATAGCGGCCTCTGGCGGCACCTTGACTTACACGAGTTTGCCCTCAAACTCTATGACTGTTATCAAGGTCACAGGCGGACCCGTAACGGCAGAAATCAACCAAGGTTCTACCTCATTCTCAGTCGTCATCAACTCCTTGTTTGTGATATCAGACGAATTTGTAGGCCTTGTGTTGACCAATGATGGCGTTGACCCAGTTCAAGTTTCTATCATTCAAGTCTGATGGTCAGCATAAACGAAAGGAACACGCATGCACATCATCAATAGGTTAAAGCGCAGTCAAGTGATCCCAATCGTCTTGGCTGACGGTAAGTTTGATACTATTAGTCTGCATTCTAAGGTCGAGCTTCCTAAAGGAGCGAACATTAGGCCAGACAAAGTAGCAGAATTCGCTAACACTATAACAGTAGTGGGCCAAAAGAAGGGTCAATCTTCTGAGATGGCTTCTAGCTAACGAGGTGAACAAATGCCAGGGTTAGTGCAAAAATCCTCAGACGTTCGATTTCGCGAAATAGATCTGAGCGCAACGATCCGCGCTCAGTCTACTAGCACTGCAGCCGTAGGATTTGTGTCTCGTAAAGGTCGCAACACACCTTTTAGAGTCACAAACGCTCAGGATTTTATCGCTGAGTATGACATTCCCGACGCAGCAATTAGCTTTGGTCACTATGCTGCTCTTAACTTCTTAGAAGATGGGCAAGACCTATGGGCTTTGCGCGTAGTAGGTGCAGATGCTCTTCTGTCTTCGGCCTTTGTATTTGATAGTGGTCTTGGAGTGACAACTGCTCAATCAGTGACCGCAGGCCTATCGATTGACGATATCCCAGAAAACATTGACTGGGATAGCTACGTGAGTGGGGCGCAGATTCCTCTCATGATCTTCTGGCCTAAGTCGGGTCCAGGATCTTGGGCCAACAACTTGGCTATCAGAATTCGTAGTGACAACATTGATACCCCTACCAATCTTGCAGTCACTAGTCAAAACACAGGCGGCAGCTTGGCGAACGGCACCTATTCGTATAGAGTGAGTGCCCTTTCCAAGGTAGGTGAAACATTGGCAACTGCTGTAACTCAGGTTATTATCGGTGGTCCGACTACGACAGCCCGATCGATCTTGACATGGGACCTAGTTGAGGGCGCAGTAGGTTACAATGTGTATGGTCGCACAGGGACTCAACAGTTCATTGCAACTGTGGGCGCGACTACCAACACCTATACGGATACTGGGACCGTATCCCCAGATCCTACTAAGCTACCAATTACTAGTCCGACAGGTTTGCCCACACCTACAGCGCAGTTTGACGTCGAGGTCTACGACCTGACAGTCAACACCTCGACTCCTATTGAAGTTTGGACCTGCACGCTAGAAGACTTTACGGATGACACGGGTCAGCAGCTTGAAGTGACCCAGCGCATTAACGGTTTTTCTGACATCATCAGTTGTGATAGCTACGTGCCTCAGCTGACTACGATTCCTGTTGTCAAGACGACGGCCAGAGTCAATCTAGCTGGTGGGGACAGTGGTACGGCACCTACTAACGGTGCTATTGGCCTGGCAATGGAGGCCGAGTTTGGTGATCCTGAGAAGCGCCAGGTCAACATCTTTATCAATGGCGGCATCTACGACGTGGCCTATCAGCAGAAGCTGACTCAGATCGCTGCCGGTAGGGGTGATGCTACAGCAATCTTGGATATGCCTCCGCAATACCAGGATTTTCAGGATTCGATTGATTTCCGTAACCTGACTTTGAATATCGACAGCAACTATGCTGCGATTTATGGGCCAGATCTTTTCTATAGTGACCCCTACAATGGCAAGAAGCTCTATGTGCCGCCTTCAGGTTTTATTGCCGGGATCTATGCTCGTACAGATGCTGTCGCTGGACCGCAGTTTTCGCCTGCAGGGTTGAATAGAGGTCTGTTGAATGTATTGGGTTTGCGTAAGGAATACAACGAAGCTCAACGCACGCTTCTGTTCCAAGCTCAGGTCAATTACAGCCGTAAGTTTGTAGGTAGTGGAATCTCGGTTTTTGAAGCCACGACACTTCAGTCTAAGACTAGTGCTCTGTCATTTGTGTCCGTGCGCCGCATGGTCAATGTCATTAAGGTCTCTGTCAAGCAGTTCTTGATGTTCAGTCTTCATGAGCCTAACGATGACTTTACTCGCAGACAGATTGTTCAATCAGTTTCTGAATTTCTCCAATTCTGGAAGGACGCTAGAGGTATTCTGGACTTTCAGGTCATCTCTGATGACACGAACAATCCAACTAGCGCCTATAACCTCGGCATTCTAAAAGTTACTGTGTTCATCACACCTATTATCCCAGTGCATGAAATTCAGGTCGACATGGTGATTACGAAGTCGGGCGTTAGCTTCAGTGAGATCAATATCGCTAATCTGCAATAAGGACCTAAAATGGCACGTACATCTATTCAAGACGTTCGGTCCCTCGGTGATCCGATGCAGACATACAATTGGGATATCATTTTTCCTCGTATTCCTGGAACACCGGACACAAAGCCTTTCACGTTTAAGGCCATGACAACCAGTCTTCCAGGTATGCAACTAGAGTCTACTCCGGTTGCTCTGCATGGAATTGAGTTGCGCTACGCAGGTAGAGCAAACTTCACTCATCAGTTACCCATTACGTTCATTGAAAACAGGGATGCATCGACTCGCGACATGCTCGTTAAGTGGATGCGGTCGGCTCGTGATTGGGTTTCGAACAGCGGCACCTATAAGGATGCTTATAGCGTCACTGTTCAAATGCTGCTTTATGATGACATACCTCAGGTAGTACGTACCATCAATCTGTATGGTGTGTGGCCTGAGACTTTTGATGATGTAGGCGTGGATGGTCAGACTTCGGGTATTGTTCAGATTAGTGCTACCCTTAGCTATGACTACCATGAGGATGTGACCACTTAAAGGTATGTCTATGCGACGGCCCTGCCTCTCTAGCAATGAGGGCCAGGGCCGTTTTGCTTTTACAGTCTGCCTTTGCACACTCAACCATGTAAATATAGATACTAGAGGTCCATCTAATGGCAGTAACTGATGCCTTCGTCAACTTCGGCCGACAGGTCTTTAATCGTGTACTTCCACCTTCACAACTGGATCCTGTGGCAATCTTGACCCGAGCACAAAGAAGGATCATTGATCCAACATTTGAGCCAGAAGGTCCACGTGGCCGAGATATTCTCAGCGCAATGAGAGGCCGTGGTGATCCATTAATGACCTTTAACTGGTACTGCGAATTACCTATATTGGCCGACAATGTGCAGTTAGGATGGGAGTTTGTTGAGGACGCAACCTTGCCATTTGTAGAATTCGAACAAATATCGAACTACAGAGCGGGCAAGATGTACCATTACCCTGGTCACTACTCTTTAGGGACCTTAAACCTCAAGCTATTTGAAAACTCAAGGTCACAGGCTACCAAGTACCTAGACACGTGGCGGCACATGATCTTGGTACCCTTGGTTTCTATGTACGAGCACCCTAGTGGGTATAAGAGGCCTATCAAGTTTACGATCTTCGACGTCTACAAATTGACTGCCATGTTTGTGACGTATGAGAAGTGTTGGCCTATGCGCATCGACTCCTACAACTTGCAGTCAGCGGCCTCTGAGCGCATCAACCCGTCAGTAGAGTTTTCGGCCGATGACGTAGTTGTTCAGTTTGCTCAGTACGATCCTAATGACATTCCTTCTATTGTAGACAACGTTACATCCGCTGATTCAACTGCAGGTCAAACACGCATTCTTAAAGAAGCTGCGCGTGTTTTGACAGAACAACTGCCCTTTAATATCTAGTCTTCAACTTTGGTCTTAGCCCACGAGGTACAACATGCCACAACAGCCGAATAGCCGGCGCCCGTCTCAAGCAGGTCGAAACTCTCCGAGAGTATCAGAAGTTATTTCGACTGAGCATCATCCTCTGAACCGAGGTAATCAAGGCCCCTCAAGCAAGACAAGAGAGGAGGGTTACTATGGTCAGCAGAAACCACTTTCCCAACTAGATAATGGATATCGAGGTCAACCTAGACCTCGTAAAGAAACTCTAGAGGAGCCGAAACCTTTGGCAGAGACTAGTTCAGTCTACCAATCAGTTGATCTGCCTTCAGGCTTCAAGTTCTACGACTTCAAGAAATTGTCTATCAG